ATCACAATATAAATGGGAACATAGTTCCTTTTACAGCAGAAGAAGAAGCAGCTAGAGATGCTGAAGAAGCACAAGCTGTAATAGACGCACAAGCTAGACAAGATGCAGAAGATGCCAAGAAAGCTAGAATAGAATCTGCTAAAACTAAACTACAAGATTTGGGTCTAACACTAGACGAAGTTAAAGACGCATTTAACATCTAATAATGAAATTTGTGTTGATGTTATCTATATGCTCATTTGTTGTAGGAGAATGTAAAGACCCAGTAAAATATCAAGAAACTTTTGACACTTGGAAAGATTGTGCGATAGTAGCTTTAGATACAAGTATAAAATATTTAAAAGCTATGGATGATGACACAGTAAATAAATTTCAATTATCAACTCAATATAGTTGTAAATTAGAAGATACAATATAATGCCTAAAAATATTGCACTTCAAAAAATAGAATCACACGAAAAACTTTGTCGTATTATGCAAAAACAAACTCACCAAAAAATTAACAATATAGAATTAGAAATTAAAGATATTAAAAGACATATGTATTATGCTATGTCAGCTCTTATAGGTGGGATGTTTACAATTATAGTTATATTATTTCAAAAACTTTAACTTTAAGGTCTTTATGGCTAGAAGAAAAAAAGCAACTACTGGTCTAATAAGCGAAATGAAAGCACAAATTGAACTAGCAAAAGATCCAAATATCCTTGTATTTACACCACTTGGTGGTCTTGGTCCTGTGGATATTGTCACTTTAAATATGACTACAGGTGAGTATACTGGTTATGATGTTAAATCAAAAAATTATAGAAAAACAGACTATACAGCTAAAGATGGCTATAGAAGAAAAAGGATTGGTTCACTCATATCCAGAGGAAGAACTAAAGAACAAATAAAACTAAAGGTAAAAATAATATATGCAAAGTGATAATTCATTGGACATAATTAACGAATATAAAGAACAAGTTAGAATATTAAAAGGTCAGATAGCAGAGCTTGAAGATGCAGGTAAATCTAAAGATGCGGCTAATAAAAGATGTTTGCAAAAGCTAGAGTTCTGTAATAAAGATTTAGATGATGCTTTATCTAAAATTAAACAGTTAGAAGAAGATAAAAAAGATTAATATGCTACCATATAATTTATTATTTAAAATAGGGTCTAAAGCTGTAGGAAGTTTTATGACCAGAAGAGCAGAGAAAAGTGAACGTAAGCATCAAATAGCTTTACAAGAAATGCAAACTGGTAACGAGAGAGCTAAAAGAAATGGCTCATTAATTTTAGATTTAGTATTAGGTGCGTTCATACTAGCACCACTTGGCATACTCGCTTATGCTACATTCTATGGTGACATGGATATGTTAAAAAAGGTAGAGTTTTATTTTGAGCAACTAAAGAATATTCCAGAAGTATATTTATATTTAATTTTTATAGTGGTTGGTGGAAACTATGGAATATCTGTTACTAACTTATTGAGTAATAAGAAGTTTAAAAAATGACAATAGCTGCTTTTGATCCTAGTTTATTAAGTAACTATGACCAACCTAAATACCTTTTACATTTCCAATGGAAAAATTCTGACACTAAAGTTTATAGATATGCTTTAGTAGAAGAGATAGATATAACTAAAATTGATCACAGATTAAAACTAAAACAAGATGAAGTAGGATTAAACCAACAAGAAATATGGGAAAAAAAATATAAATGAAGAATATATCTACATCATACTCACAGCAATATAATAAGAAAGTAAGTTTATTATCTCAACAAACAGGAAAAAATGGCAAGAGTAAAGTTCAACATAGCAGATCAACCTCACGTAAGAATACCAAAAAAAACAAGTATAGGTAGACGACCTAAACTATCTTCTATGAATAAGCATAAGAAGAGACAAAAAGGCAAGTCAAAAAATCGTGGACAGGGTAAATAATATCTTATAATAGAAGATCATAGGAGATAAATATGATTGATGAAATTAGAGACATGATCAAACATTATTTGGAAGATCATAAAACAGCAGTAATTGTTATTGGTGTGCTATTAGTTATAGCTCTTATCATATAATAATTTTATAAGGAATGACCTATGGAGGTAGAGAGGATGAACTATTATTTTACAGGTGTTCTTATAATAATGATGACTTTGTTAGCTCTCTGTGGCGGTCCGGCAACATGATTGATAAATACATATACAAAGTTTTAGGTCTTTTTGATAAATACATTGAATGGACTAACAATTTATTTGCACCACGTTGTAAGTGTAAGAAGAAGAAGAAAAATGCCTAGACCTGTACGTAAATGGATAGTAAGATTAAGAATGTGGTATGCTGATATAAGGGGTCATCATGGTAAGAAATGGAATTATGAATCTTCAGATCACTACATGAAAGGAAGAAAATGAAAGTATCAGAAAAAACAAATGTAAGTATGCCTATCAAAAATATGATTGGTATAGTTATTGCTGTTGCTATGGGTGTGTTTGCTTACACAGAAGTTACTGCCAGACTTACATCTCTTGAAACATCACGTGAGCTTTTTCAAGCTGATCTACTTAAAAAATCAGAACAGAAACCTACTGACCAAGAACAATTCATGTTGATCGAAAGTTTGTTTGAAGATGTAGAAAAATTAATTACAAATCAAGAACAAAATATGACTAACAAAGTTAATATAGAATTTTTAAAAACACAACTAGAAAAAGCATTAAGAGATGTTGAAGAATTAAAAGATAAAGTTAGAGCAAATGGTAATGGACATGGTTGAAGTAGTAGTTGCATTATTAATGATTGTTAATGGAGAAATTAAAGAACACAGAATACAGGAATCTATGAGTAATTGTTTGAAAGGTAAAAGGATTGCTAACAGACAACTTAATAATAATGTAGAGTATCAATGTATTAAATCTAAAGCAGAAACAGAAATTTATTTAGGTGAAAAATCAATTAAAAAACTTATACTAGAATAATGGCTATTAGAAAAACAACAAAAGGCAAAGACGCAAATTACAGACCTACAAAAAAAGGTGCTGGTATGACAGCCAAAGGTGTTGCAAGATATAGAAAAGCTAATCCCGGATCAAAATTAAAGACAGCAGTAACTGGTAAAGTTAAGCCGGGATCTAAAGATGCTAAACGTAGAAAGAGCTATTGTGCAAGATCAGCCGGACAACTTAAAAGATCATCAGCTAAAACAAGAAACGATCCTAACTCAAGAATAAGACAAGCAAGAAGAAGGTGGAAGTGCCGATAAAAAAGAAAACTTGGGTAAGAAAAAAACATCAATCTTTGATCTGTGGCTACTGCGAGACTTGTAATAGACAACTAATGAGTGATGAGGGTGGCTGGATTATTACAGCTAATAAACAATATTTTTGCCATGATGGTAGAGATGGTAGTTGTTTTGACAACTATTGTGTGCTAAAACTTAAACAACAAAAGGAAAATAATTATGTATGGTAAATCAAAAGGTAAAAGCAAACTAACAGCAAAACAAAAAACTTTGCCAAGAAATTTGCAAAAAAAAATAATGAAATCTAAATCTAAAAAGAAAAAATAATGCCGGGTTATCACAAAACAAAATCTGGTAAGATGGCTAAAAAAGGTTTGTACTACAACATAAACAAACGTAAGAAAGCTGGTACAAGTAGAACTAAAAAGAAATCTACTATTACAAAAAAGGCTTACAAGTCTATGTTGTCTGGATTTAAGAAATAGTTTCTTTTAATTCTGTAAACTCTTGCCAGATGCTTTGACCAGCATCCCAAAATCTTCGCTTATCTTTTTTCATTTCTATTGAATGTAAAACTGTGGTATGATCTTGTCCAAAATATCTACCTATATCTGTAAGGTTCATATTATATTTTTCATACAAGATGTTGTGAATAATGTTTCTTGCTCTAACTATATCTTGTGTTCTAACTTTAGCCATTAAACTTTTTTTGTGTACTTCATAACGAACACAAACTCTATTAATAATACTGTCAATAATTCTTGTACTAGGTTTGGCAAATGAATAGCTAACAATTCTTCTTGGCTTATAAAACTCTGGACTTCTTTTTTTACAATGTATCTTGGCTAACTTATAACCATTCTTAAATGCGTTCTTGTATATTTTTTTTTCTTTAAAAGTTAAATCACGATAATGTCCTGCTCTCATAGCAAGTTTAATTTCTGTAAACACTTTATTTTTAGTCATAGATCCCCTACGTTTTCCTTTAGTTTTTTTTAATAATTAACTAATGACTAAATAGATGTCATTAATCGTTCTTTTGTCTGCTCTATCTTCCAAAGCAATCTATAAGAATCTTTTTGATACTTATTTACTTTCTGCTTTGCTTCCAAGTACTTCTGGTGTTTCTTCGCTTGAAGATCCCTGTACTTTTGCAGACGAGTTTTCATCTCGTTCATCCTTATCCTTTTTTACTGTTGTAAAATCAATCCTCAAATTATCAATTTTACATTCTACAGGTTCTCCTTTATTGGACACATCTGCAGCTTTCTTTGCATCATCAAATAGTTCAATCATTGTAAAATGACATTCACCATTAATAATTCTTCTAAACTTTGTCATACTTTATCCTTTTTGGCAACCTCTTTTTTGTGTATCTCTTTAGTCATCTTGTTATATATACTTAAATCAGTATAATTATCGGCTTTAAAATTTCGTGTTGATCTATATAGCTTTAGTGCCATCATTAATTGACCTACTTGATGTGGTTTAATTCTTTTTTTTAAACTGTCTGCCAAGACAATCGTAAACATTTCGGCTAACATAATAAAGTTCTCTTGATAATTACCATAATCTTTTTGGCGATCATCAATAATCTTTTTCTCTATTTCTTGGTCTATGTCTGTTATTTTCTTATCCATATAAGTTGAGGGTCTCGGGGAAGAAAACTACCGAAAGGGAACTAGAAAGAAAAACTCCCCCGAAACAAATATAAGTTAATTAAAACTTATACGATTGTTTATTACCATAATTAGGTTTGCTTTGAAACCCTTTATTTTGTGGTACTGTTGGCTTATCATCATTAGAACTAGGTGGTGTCATTTTAATTGTGATACCGGTAATATTACCTTGTTCATCTAACTCATTCCATCCAGCTTGATTGTGCCAAACGTCTCCTATCTTAACACCTATGGTCCATTTCTTACCCTCTGGTGCTTTTAGGTTTGGTGGTGCTACCCAATCCGGCTGATTCTCTGCGTTCTTGTTTTGGTTTCTAACCAAATTACACCATACTACATCTTCACTCATGTTTACTCCTTTGTTATTGTCAGCTTTTACTGACCCTTGTTATTTTCTAACTTGGTTTTATGTACTCCGGCAACATTGTATACTTGCTTGTAAGCACTCAAGTTATTTTTTATTAAAAATTGGATGTCATTTTTATACTGCTCATTAACAGATTCAAAATCTTTTAATGATTTAGTATTTGTAAACGCATCCATTATAGCTTCTACATCTATAGTATCATCCATATATGTAGGTTCTTCAACAGATTGCTCTGTAGAATCTTCAAATGGTAATGGTTCATAACCATCCTCATCTTTAATACCTGTTTTAAGATTTAATAAATTTAAGAACGCATACTTTCTTGAGTATGACATGGCATTGCCTGTTCCAAACTTATCAAGATTACCAAATGCTGAACACCCATCAACAAGTATATGTTGTGTTGGATCATCAACATCATAAACTCGCATAGTACATACGACCATAACTTGTTTTATGTTTGGTACAATCTCTGTCAGATAATTACAAGTCGCATACAAACCATTGTCTAACAAGGCTTGTGTTGCAACTGCTTGTACATTATCATGTAGCAATGGGTTAAAGTGCATCCCATTTGCCTTTGCACCTTTCTTGACACCCTTTGCACTTAAACAGGCATCATGTAGTTTTTGATATATATTTCTTTTCATTGTTTCCTTTTGTTTTTTTTATTAATTAAAATGGTAATAGACCCCATACTTTTTGTGCGTAAATAAAAGTATAAGTTCCGATTACTTTTCCTTTGTATATTAACCAAGACATAGTTTTCCTTTCGTTATTGTTGTTGTTTAATTCCCCATAGTTTAGCTATGAGTTGTTTTTGTTCATCTACTAAATCTTTATAGTAAAAAGGATGATTCATTTCTGGTGGCTCACACATCAATGCAAGTTCAGATAGACTTCCTTTACAGAACATAATCATACGTTCCCAAAGTAAAATCTTTTCAACCATTTTGTAATAAAGATATTCAAGATGATCTTTCTTCATTAACTCATGTGTCTCATCAAAAATAATATGTTCCTTATCATTAACATAAATTAAGTAAGGTGTTTTCTTGGTACACATATAGTAGAACGAAGTCTGTGTAAGGTTATCTGTTGTAGGTTCTGTGGGTATATCTTGACTAGACATTTTCCACTCTTCCTTGTTCTTAACCTTTCTAATATTAGGTGGTTTAGTTTTTAATTCTATAAATAATTTTTTGTTGCCATCTGTTTCGTAATCAATCCTACCTAAAATTGGTTTGATCATTGTCATTTCTTTTTTTCTTACTGCTCTTTCACATTGTAATTTTTCATCACCGACAACATCTTTAATAACTTTTTTTGTAATACCAATACAATCATGTGCGTAGTTAAGCATTTCTTCTCTGGCAAATTCATCCTTTGCATCTACCGGTGGTTTATCTTTTATTTCTTTTAATTCTCTATCAAAATTTAATTGATAATCTTTATCCCACTCATCAATTACACCTGTCTCTGAAGTCCAGATACTATCACCAATTAATCTTTGAACGACATTATTTACTATGTTGCCAAAATTAGGTTTATATCTAAATGGAAACTTTCTTCTAACTTCTTGTGGAAAAGAATAATTAATTATATTCTTTGCCAAAGGTGATGACGTTGATGAGTAGGACCAATGGTCTAAACCTTTACCACCATTGTATATTGAGAAAGCATCTTCTATTAGTTGTTCTTGTTTTTTCATAAGTTCCTTTTTTTCCACATTATATACACTAATTAATTTACTTGTAAAGGATTAAATATGATATATATACATACAAATCAGAGCAATAAAAGAAAGGAATTATGACACTTGAAGAATATAGAAAAGAGAAAGGTCTATCCTATTATAATTTTGGGTTAGAACTTGGTATAAAAGGTGTGCA